CGACTATGCTTTCAGAAATGCAGACAAGTTTTCAAGCGAAGCAATGGTCGGAGGAACAGAACCAATCTACTCCGCTTCATTTGCAAGTGTCACAAACAAGCAAGAATACGACCTTCAAACGATTGTACAGGAGGCAGCAGCCGCAGACGATACCCTTCCTTATTCAGCATCGCTCGGAGACGGAAAAAGAATTAAAATTAGACAGGTGTATTATGTATCACCTCAGCAAATGTGGAGATTTTATGGTTATTATGGCGGTCTTAATGTTGTTGGCGATTTTCACAACTACGGTCAGTACGCTGATGATTCGACCTTCAACGTCATCCCTCCGTGGCAAAATAAAGCCCAAGCAATCGCATACGAAGACCATCTCTACACAAGAACATCGCACTATTCATATGAAATTGTAGACAACAAGCTTAAGCTTTACCCAACACCACAAAGCGTATCACCAGAAAGGTTCTGGTTTAGATTTACAGTTGGCGGCAATGACGCTTTCGAAGAATCGAATGGCGACAATGGCGTTTCTGGTGTAAACAACATGAACACGATGCCTATGGAAAACATCCCATTTGAAAGCATCAACTCTGTTGGTCAGCAGTGGATCAGAAGATTCGCTCTAGCACTCTCAAAAGAGACTCTAGGGCAGATTAGAGGTAAGTTTGGGGGCAATGTACCTATACCGGGCGACAACGTCTCTCTGAACGCCTCAGACCTTCTATCGCAGGCTTCTACAGAGCAGCAAGCACTAAGAGAAGAACTTAACAAGCAACTTGACGAGATGCTTTACTCTAAGTTGGCAGAAACAGACAAGGCAATGGTCGATAATATGGACGCAATTGTTGCGAAGACTCCATTAAAGATTTTTGTGGGGTAATTTGAATGTCAGAATGGGAAAGACCAACTCAACCTCCTTCCCCGATGTTTTTCGGAGAGAAGGAAAAAGACCTTGTCAAGCAAGTTAATGACGAAATCATCGAGAGAGTCGTCGGACAGCAAGTTTTATACTTCCCGATTGACATGGAAACCACAAACTTCCACCCTCTTTACGGAGAAGCAATAGAAAAGAACTTTTTGCATCCAATTCGAGTGTATGCTCTTGTTGAGTACATGGGTGTTGAAACTTCTTTCATGGAAGGCGTTGGTATCGATAAGACAACCGGCTTGAAAGTCAATTTTCACAAGCGAAGACTCACAGAAGATCAGAATCTCTTTGTTAGAGAAGGCGACTTCGTTAGGTATGGCAGTATTTACTATGAGATAGTTAAAATTAACGAGCCAAAACAGCTTTTCGGTCAAATCGAGTCAAGATTCGAGGTAACAGCCGAGTGTATTAGAGCAAGAGACGGAGTTTTCAATGGCAACTAAAGAATATCCAATACAACCTTCGACAATTGAGACCATTGACATGGCAATTTTCAAATTAATAAACGAAGGATTTGATTTGCACACAAAAACCAACACAGGATTCAAAAAAGTACCTGTCTTATGGATGTCTCCGGAACGTGCCGTCAACTCAAAAGACAAAGACATAAGAGATTCTGTTGGAAAACTCAAGCTTCCCCTTATAACGGTCGACAGAACAAGCTTCAACAAAGACCCAGCCTTTAAAGGAGGTTGGCAAGCGAATGTTTTCCCAGACACGAATGGTCCGAGAGGATATAAAAAGCATCAAAGGCTTGTGTCTAGAAAAATTGCACAGGGTCCGACAAGAAAGTTTGCTTCATCGCAAAGCGGACAATACAATGGACAGCAGAACTACCCTAGAAACAACAATAGAATTGTATATGAAGAAACTTATGCACCCATCCCCGTTTGGGTGACCATAAATTACTCTGTCAATCTAAGAACAGAGTATCAACAGCAAATGAACGATCTTATGACACCATTTGCGACGAGAACGGGATTAATCAACGCACTTTTTGCAGAGCACGAAGGGCACAGATATGAAACCTTTATCCAAGGAGACCTTAGTACTTCAAACAACACTGCAAACCTTGGAGAAGAAGAGAGAATGTTCCAAACAAAAGTAGACCTAAAAGTACTTGGCTATCTACTTGGCGATGGACTAAACGAAGAAGCCCCAAAAGTAACAGTCAGAGAGACCATCACAGAAGTTAAACTTATCAGAGAGCGCACAATAGTCGGAGACAAAAAACCATGGGAATCCGACGATGATTCTTTTAGAGACTTTTAATGATTTTGGAAAATAGGGCTACTATTTATTAGGAAAATGATTTTATAAGGAGATAAATCGATGGCTAAAAAATTTGATTTTCTTTCACCCGGAATTGAAATCCGTGAGATTGACCAAAGCTTCCTACCACAAGAAGCAGAAGCAGCAGGGCCAATTATTATTGGTAGAACCAGAAAAGGTCCAGCTAATAAACCTGTAAGAATTAGAAACTTGGACGACTATGTTTCTGTTTTCGGGCTTCCAATTCCTGGTGGTGCAGGTCCTCAAGGTGATGTGTGGCGCGATGGAAACACTTCCGGCCCTACTTATGCATCTTATGCAGCACAAGCTTGGTTGGCTTCTGAAAACTCTCCTGTTACAGTTGTGAGAATCGCTGGTGATCAACACCCAAATGCAACAGATGCTGGTAAAGCTGGTTGGAGTCTTGATGGAGATATCTCGACAGATAGAGCAACCAACTCAACTGCTTATGGTTTGTTCTTGATCGCTTCTGGTGCAGCCGATTCAATGACAACCGGCTCTCTTGCTGCTGTGCTTTACGCTAATGAAGGCTATTTGGCTCTTTCTGGTGCAAATGCTGCCGGGACTGACGTTGAAGAAGCTGGGACATTTGTTGAGTCTGTTGACTCAAACTCCACATTCAAATTGGTTGTCGGAGACGCGTCTGCTGGAAAGAAAACTTATGACATTAATTTCTCGAGAAACTCTTCAAAGTACATCAGAACTGTTCTTAACACAAACCCACAATTAACAAATTCGGAAACAATTCCCTCAGCTCAACAAGAAACTTATTGGCTGGGTGAGTCATTTGCTCGCGAAGTTGAAGACTTGAATCTTCACAACAACGTAGCAGGTGCAACTTATGGCGTGCTACTTCCTCTTCAAAGTGGATCTGCTAGCACTTACAACTGGGGTGCTCATAGAGAAGCTGCTGCTGAAGCCGGAACTGGCTGGGTTGTTTCTCAAAAAGAAAAGAACCAAGTTGATTTGTTCCGCTTGAAGTCTTTGCATGTCGGCGAAGACATTCAAAAAGATTACATGATTGCAATCGAAAACATTTCTGCTCCAGCAAACCCTGTTGTTAATCCTTATGGTTCTTTCACAGTTGCTGTTAAAACTGTTTCAGGTCAAACTGTTGAGCGTTATGTCAATGTTAATTTCAACCCATCATCTCCTGACTATATCGCTAAGAGAATTGGTGATCAATACATGGAGTGGAGTGAGACAGATCGTCGCTATAGAACTTACGGAGACTTCCAAAACCAATCAAACATCGTTTATGTTGAATTAAAGCAATTCATCAAAGATGGTGGTGGCCAAGGATTCTTGCCTGCTGGTTTCAAAGGACCTGTTCGTCCAAAAGGATTTACTCTTCTTTATGGCTCTGAAGGTGCTCAAGCTCTTGGCACAACAACCTATGCAGGGGTTGCTGCTACTGCTAGTATAACAGTTTCTTCATCGATGACAAACGGATCAGAAGTTAATGGCCTAACATTTATTGTCGACGATGGTCTTAATCCTGCGATCACCTATACTTTCACAGGAACATCAACAAGCAAAGTGAGTTCTACGGCATATAATGTTTCTACTGGTTCCATTAGTAATTCTGATGGTGTTGCGTCGGCGATTCAAGCGGCGATTGATTTGGCTTTCTTAAATGGAGATAGTTTGGTTGATGCTGGTTCTGCTGTAGGTACTCTTGTTCCTTTGACCTCTTCTTTGGTTGGGACTTTTATAAATACAAAAGCCATCACTGGGGATTTTATTTCAACCACTTCTGGTTCTCAAGTTGCTTTTGCTGGTGGAGAGGACACAAATGATTTTGATGGAGTTTTCGTAAAAGGAAACGCCTCGATGCCATCTGCTGGTGGTTCTGCTGGTATTTTTGTTGAAGGTCCTGCAAACTTCACGGCATCCTTTAATTTCCCTTCTCTTGCTCTTCGCGGAGACGGAACCGAAGGTGGAGCACCAGATCCATACCGAGCTTACTATGGTATTCGTCCAAAAATCTCATCAACTTCGAACACAAACGATCCAGACTACTGTGATTACTTAAGAAGACTTCCTGCTGGTATTGATAACAACGTTGCTTCTGGTGACTTCGAACAGTCATTCACATTCACTTTGGATGACTTGGTAATCTTGACTGGCTCAAACTCTGTAACATATACAGATGGCTCTTATGATTCTGGAGATTCTTATACTACTAAATCTGGTTCATTTGCCGAGCTTCTTGGCTTGAACGTTCGTCAATTCTTGATGCCTCTTCATGGTGGATTCGACGGGTTTGACGTAACAGAAAAAGAACCTCTTCGTGATGACTTGATTTCAACAACAAGAAATGACAGAGCAGATTATGTTCACTATACAATCAATAAAGCTCTGGACTCTGTTGTGGACCCTGAAGTTGTACCAGCAAATATGCTTATGATCCCTGGTATTCGAAAGCCAGTAATTACTGATAGAGTTATTGACCTTGCCGAGAGAAGAAAAGATGTTCTTGCAATTGTTGATCTCGAAGGAGACTACAAGCCTCTCGCAGAGAGAAGAACTGCTGATACTGACGCAAGCTCTCTTGGATCTGTCTCAACAGCTGTTTCAAACATCAAACAAAGAAATCTCAACTCTTCTTAC